GATTAATACGTGTTGGTTTGCGCAGAAGATGACGGCGCGCGCAATCATAGAAAGCTATCCCGATTATCAAGGCAAACTACGCGAGACATTGTTAAATGAACCTGATGAAATATTCACGGTTAACTTTGGTCAGATCAAATATAGCGATGATTCATTCTATATATACGCGGTCATGGATGATGATCCGGATAAATTATTGTTTCAACGTAAGAGCATCTATCAGCAAATCATCGTTTATCGGGATAGGGTACGCCCAGGGGAGGCAGAAGGGCGCGGTGTTGGCACTGATATGTTGCCCACTATTAAAGATCTGAATCACGTGGTTATGTATTGTCGGCAGAATATGGCCTTTAAAGCAAATCCACCGATGTTTTACGATGCAGGTTCGTATTTCAATCCTTATTCTGTTCGACAATGGGCGGGCGCGATGATTGCACGCAATCCAGGGGGACGCAATCCGCTCGAAGCTTTAGAGATGCCTAATTATCCAGAAGTCATTCAGCACATATTGCACTTGCAAGAAGCGATTCAACGTGGCTTTCAAGTCGATCCGCTTGGTGAGATTCAAGCACCCGTGCGAAGCGCCACAGAAGTCAGTGTGAGGGAGAATAGAGCGCAGCGAACAAGTGCGACTGATATTAGTCGTTTGATTAACGAATTGCCCAAGCAGATATTTGATGTTGCTGCAAAAATATTAAATGAACGCGGCTTACTGACTTCAAAGCGACAATCAATTCCAGGATTTAGTACGAGACGATTAAAATTTGATTATGTCTCACCCTTGTATGACTTACAGAATCAAGCAGACCTGAATCATTTGATTACGAATATGCAAGTGAAGCAACAATTTTTCGGTCAAGGTGCGGCAATGGCAAGTGCTGATTTGTTTGAGATGAATAAATTCTTAACGCAGAAATTAAATCTACCTCGCAAACTATTTGCAACCGATGATCAGATACGAGAGTTCTTGGCAGGCATGGCAAAAATGCAACAGCAACAACAATTACCGCCCCCTTCACCCAAGACGGCAGCGGGCGCAGTTAAATTTCCGGAGGCGAGCAACGTTACAATATGATAGATCAATTATTGTCGGCAAATAAAATTACGCGCTTTCATTATTTGGTGTTTGCAGTTTTTGAATGTAACGAACATGGTAAAGAATTTTTAAATAAAATGTTACACGACACGTACATGGAAGAACCCAGTACGCTTGATAGTGGTAGTGTGACACTTGCGATGATAGACGGCAGGCGTTCCTTGTTTAGGGATATTTTGAAGGCGCTAGAATTTACTAAATCACAACTTAAGGAAAACAACTATGACGGATCAGCCAACCCCAGCAGTTGAAAAATTATATGCTGGTAAATTTAAAACGGTAGAAGAATTGGAAGCAGGCTATAAAAATTCATTGCCAACTTTTCAAGAGAATGAAAATTTAAAAAAACAATTAAATGAATTGAGTAGTGTACCTGCTGGCTATATCAATCCTAGCGATGTACAAATGGAAACGAATAGGGTTGAAGATATTCAGGCACGCGCTAGAGAAGCGGGGATGACGCAGGCGCAGTATGAGAAATTCTTACGCGGTGATAAATCGCGGCTCGATCAGTATCAGTCAACGTTTGACGCGGCACGAAAAGAAGTCGGAGAAGCCACACTCAATGTTTTGTCCGACTATGTGACAAAGAATTACCCCAAGGAGATTGGCGATAAGATGCTCAACACATTCATTACGAATAAAGAAATGCGGGCTTCTGCACTTGCCCACCGTGATCAATTGTTGAGCAATAAGGTAGCCGGAATTGGTGGCATAACCCCACCCACAGCGTTCAATGTGACCGCGCAGGATATTAAGAAGGCATATGCCGCTAAAGAGTCGAATCGCGGCGACATGCAGGCTAGGACGCACTATCTTAATCTGATAGCAGCTCAAGCAGCCCAGCGTAGCGGGGCTTGACGGCGACACAAATCAAGGGCTAGAATTGAATCATCTTTTGTTCAGCCCGCTTTTAGCGATAACCTGAGCCTAAGATCAAGAACAATATTGGCCGATCATCCGTGATCATAACCCAATAGTTGATCAATGAAATGTTTCACGTAGAACACGTGGAACCCGAATTGGACACTATTGGGAGCAGTCAGGATGACTAACCAAATCAATTTAGCAACAGCTTCACAACTGTTTGACACTGAAGTAACAATCAAATTCCAGAATCACCAGTTCTTAATGAACACCATTGAAGAACGCCATGGAACAACGGGTGATGCCACAAACGTTCCTGTTTCCGATATCATCGAAATGGAACAACAAACATTTGCGCCTATCGATATTCCAGTTACCCCTGTTAATCCAACTAATGTCATGATCGTGCCTTACAACTATGCACTCAAGACTGTTATTGGTGGTGGTGAAAAGACTCTGTTTGCTTATGACAAAATTGTTGATCATGCGAAGTTGCATGCGAAAGCGGCAGGTCGTATGTGTGATTATATTAAAATTAATTCGCTCTTCACTTATCCAGGTTTCAATTTAATTTATACGGTACCTGTGACGGTTGGCGTTAACACGGGTATGAATGAAGCTAAGATGGCGAACGGTTTATCCTATCTTGAAGATCAAGGTGTTGAAGTAATGAATCACTCTTGTTCTTTGTGGTTGCCAGCCATTACCAAACAATCATTATTAAATGACGACAAAGTGGTTAGTATTTTTTATAATGATCGCCGTCCATTAGTTGATAACCAATTAGTTTCTTACCTTGGCGTTGATATTCGCACATTAGGATCTAATGGTATCAATACAATTCCTTATACAACTGCTGGCGGTATCAATACTTATCTTGTTCCTCTTGTGAACAAAGAAGCCATGGTTCAAATATTTAACCGAGATGTTATGACGAGTATCACATGGGTTCCGCAAAATGACCGTTGGGAACTTTTAACTGTGATGACTTCTGGTGCAATGGTCATTCAAGCTAATGGTCTTTGTTTGATTGCCGATAACAATCCATACGTTGCTCAATAATTTTTTCAGGGAGATTCAATATGTCAAATTTTCAAACGTTTGGTGCGGTAACAGAAGGACTAGAAGGTAGTGCGCCCGCACGATTCATTGCATCTACGACTGACAGCTTAGCTACAATCATTGCCGCTGGTTATCTTAATGATAAACAGAAAATTGTTAAGGCTAATGATGTTTTTGATATCAACTATTCTGATGGAAGTGTGTTCCCATTAAATATTGGTGAATCATCTTTATTTGGAAGCTTTGGTGTTCAATACGATCCTGGTTTGGGTAATTGGAACTTGATACCAAAATCGAGCACACAGATTAATATCGCTGCTTATGGTGTTCACTCAGCCGTTTATACTAATGCTGGTGGTAGTGCTACGGCTACCATTACGGATGCTACTATTTCGCCAAATAGCGTTGTGATAGCTCGCTTACAATCCAGTGCTAACCCCGTTATTGTGCAGACTGTACAGCCTGCAAATGGCAGCGTTACTATTGTGTTTAGCGGCGATCCTGGGTCATCGGTCATAGAATATATATCTATTTTGCCGTCTGTGGCATTGCAAGGCCAAGGTGTGTTTGCAGCTCAGTATAGTTACATTGGTGGTTCTGCAACAATTGTAATTACTAATCCTTTGATCACTGCATCCATGATTGTTAATGCTAACTTTGCAAGTCAGGTTAATGCTGCGCAAATCAAAAGTGTAGTTGCAAGTGCAGGATTTATCACAATTGTCGCGACAGCAAATCCTGGTGCATCAATTATCGAATATGTTGCGTTATTACCTTCTGCGCCTCTTCTAGCGTTAGGCTTCTATGGGGCTACCTATGTCAATGCGGGTGGCTCGGCTACGACCACAATTACCGATGCCAACATTACTACATCAAGTATTGTTACGGCAGACTGGGCTTCACAAGCTAATGCGGCTGAGATTGAGAAGGTAACCCCTGGCGCTGGTTCCCTCACGATTTTATCCAGCGCCAACCCAGGGGCTTCAGTGCTTAATTACTTATCCACTGTTGCTGCTGAAGGCATTCAAGCAGGCACTTACTTAGTTGCAGCCAATAATTTAGCGGATGTGCAATCTCCATCCGCTTCTTTGGCTAACCTTGGTGGTGCGCCATTGGCAGGTGGTCAGCTCACAGGCTCACTATTTGCAGCAAAGGGTGTTGCAACCACTACAGGTGGTGCTGCCACAGTCAGCAAACAAGCGGGCGTCTTGACGACTCCTGCCTTGACGACTGCAGGCGGGGCTACCTACGCTATTACTTTGACTAACACGCAAATCAGCGCCTCCTCAGTCCTGCTTGTAAGTTGGATGGGTGGTACAAATACTGTCGCTAATATGAGTTTTAATGCGGTGCCTGGATCTGGATCGGCAACGATCACGATCTATAACAACACAGCATCTACGGCGTTAAACGGTACGGTGATTTTAGGCTTTGAAGTATTGTAATTTTTTCATGTCACTAGGCTTGGGGGTCTCATCGCCCCCTTTTTTTTGGAGTAACCGATGCCATCTTTGCTCGATTTAACTAATAGAGCATTATCTGAGCTAGGGCGACCGCCTGTGGTGACTGTTTACGATAATCCAGCCGCGCACGCGGTATCGTTAAAAATATTAGAGCTATATCAAGAGGTATTGCTTGATTACAACTGGAATTTTGCCGTTGTCTACGTTGCAAATTATTCACCTGAAACTACGCAATTTAGTCCGGATTACGTCTACTCATATCAACTTCCAGGGAATTACGGAAAATTTTACAAGTGGGCAACAACGGGTGCGCAGTGGCCGTTATATGCTATATGGGACGGGATGCTGTTAGCGAACACGCTACCGGTTCAGTACTACTATATAGCGAATGATGTGCCATTTGAGAATTGGACGCCGCTTGTTGCGCGGCAGCTAGTATTGTACGCGGCTGCTAAGGCGGCACCTGGTGTTACTAATAATATGAAACTAGCTTCTTATCTTGAGCAGGAATATTACAAGGCAAGAACGAAGGCTATTATGCAGAACGATATGGAAAGGTCAGTGCTAAGCACGCCTTACAATGATTTTGATCGTATTACATTTGTTTAGGCGGTGAATCATGTCTGAGAAGATGATCCGACAAACAATGTTTAACTTCGGTGAAGTGGATGTCGTTACTTGGAAGCGTACTGATGTTCAAGAGTATTTAGCTTGTGCGCAAAGTTTATTAAATGCAGAAGTTGGCACGACTGGGTTAGTAAAGAAACGCAGAGGCTCTTCGCAACTGTTTAACCCAACCGGACAAGCGCAACCTAATTCACATATGTATGAGTTTGTTGATAACTTTCAAAATTATTATGTGGTGCTATCAGCCAATTTAGTTTTTTATATCTTTAGTGCGCCATCAAATAATCAGGTTTATGTAGTGACTGATACGGGTGATCAGGTCGTGACTGCCTACAGTACGGACGTGGTGGCATTTTCAAATTCATTAAATTTTGTGACTTCTGTTGCAACGCCCTACACAACAAATGATTTAGATAATTTAGATTATACGCAAGATAATGATTCTATTGTTTTTTCTAATGGTCTTTATCCGCCCGCACGTCTATATATCGCAGCTTATAATTCACCTGGATTTCCAACATTTGCATATGCAAAATTGAATATATATCCATTTCCAGCTTATGATTACAATAATATTAATTACAATAATTATGGGGTAATGCTAAGTGTTGCTGGTAATATTCTTACTTTCACACTTACGGGTGTGGGTGCTACTAACCCCGGATTTACTGCTGCGTGGATCGATGGTCAAATTATTGGGGGCGGTGCTTCTGAAATTGCGCCTATTGGTTATGCTATTATTACTAATGTTGTGTACAACCCTGCTGGAACTGGTTCTGTAACCTTTACCGCTATTGTCCAAATTCCCTTTCAAACAGTGGGATATGCGACACAGGGGTCGCAATATTCAATCAAACAAAACGCTTGGACGGCAG